CAGAGCCGTGGCAAACGTCAACATTCTGGAAGGTATACGGTTCTATGTCTCCTTTGCTTGCTCGTTTGCATTTGGTGAACTCAAGCTTATGGAAGGATCCGCTAAAATCATCTCTCTTATCGCACGAGATGAAAATCAGCATCTTGCAATTACTCAAAATATCCTCAACAAATGGAAAGCAGGGGACGACCCCGAAATGAAGCAGATCATGAAGGAAGAGGAAGAGTGGACCTATAAGGCATTTGATCGTGCTGTGAATGAAGAGAAACGTTGGGCAGACTATCTGTTCAAGGACGGATCTATGATTGGTCTTAACGATAAACTCCTTCAGCAGTATGTTGAGTGGATTGCTAATCGTCGTCTCAAAGCAATTGGTCTGAGACCTCAGTATGACATTGCAGCAAGCAACAATCCATTACCTTGGACACAGCACTGGATCTCTTCTAAGGGTCTTCAGGTCGCACCACAGGAGACTGAGGTGGAGTCCTATGTTGTTGGTGGAATCAAGCAAGATGTGAAAAAGGACACATTCAGTGGTTTCCAACTCTAAACCGTGCTTAAATAGGGGAACATGAGGTTCTCCTATGCCTAAGAATGAATTGAAGAAAGAAGAGTTAAAAAATCGTATACTTAAATTGAAAAATGATGTATACGAAGAACCTGATACAGTGTGGCAGGGTGATCGAGATATGGCACATAAATATCTCGACAAGGTATTGAACATCATTGAAGAATATAGATACTGATTATGAAAACCCATGGATCTATTTGGGTACTCCCTTTGATGGTAGCCTTATTCGGGACAACTATGGTTTTGTTTATAACATTACCAATCTCACCAACCAACGACAATACATTGGGCGAAAGTATTTTTGGCAGCATAGAACGCCTAAAGGAAAGAAACGAAAAGTAAAATCAGAATCTGATTGGAGAAAGTATTATGGGTCTTGTCCAGAACTTAAAGAGGACATTGACAAATTGGGTAGACAAAATTTTAGTAGAACTATCCTGTCTTTACATAAAACAGGTGGCAAAACAAACTTCGAAGAAACAAGACAACTCTTCATCAACGGAGTCCTTACCGAATCCCTTGACACAGGAGGACCTGCCTACTACAATAGTAACATCCTCAGCAGGTACTTCCGAAAAGACTATTATGATGGAAACTGAAGAAATTGTTGCAGACGTTCGACAGTGGGCAATTGACAAAGTTGAAGAGTACAATGGTAAAGGAATTGAAAGGATTTATGATCAACTGGCAATCATGGCAGAATTTGATGAATGGATTGATCCTAAGGAAGATTTAGAAATCGTAAGCCTTGACGAGATCTCTGAAGAAGAGTACAATGACTTTGTTGATGGCATCGAAAGAGCATAATCAACTGCTGTAACCCCCTTGGTAGTTCAGGGTTAGAGGCGATAGGAACTACCATTTGACTCAGTAGCTCAGTTGGATAGAGCATCTGCCTTCTAAGCAGTTGGTCGGGGGTTCAAGTCCCTCCTGAGTCGTTGACAATCATACATCCACCATGTTATGATTGTCATTATGGGCATTGAGAGAGACCACCACCACCTCCTCTCCTGTGTAAGACCCGCACTGCGGGTGTGGTGTAGCGGTAACATGCGAGCCTTCCAAGCTCTTGTCACGGGTTCGATCCCCGTCACCCGCTTCCCCTTCGGGGGACTTATTCCCCTGTAGCTCAATGGCAGAGCACGGAGCTGTTAACTCTGGGGTTCTTGGTTCAAGTCCAAGCGGGGGAGTCTGGGAGATTAACTCAGAGGTAGAGTGCCTGCTTTACACGCAGTATGTCACTGGTTCGATCCCAGTATCTCCCATTCCTAATTCACGGAGGACCATGACCCATGATCACAATCAGATGCAAAGAATGCAAGACAGAATTGACAAGCACTAGCAAGATTCAATTCTGTGGTTGCCCAAACCAAATGAGTTTGGTTGACAATAAAATTGGTGCCAAAGATCTTGATAAGGTTGTAATGGTAACCAATAATTTAGAGAGAAAGATTGATAGTCATTTCTCTAGAGAAGAACTCCTCTATCAAGAGGAGAGACGCAGACGTAAGGTCCGCAGATTGGACTTTGATGTCCGATAAAATATTGGAAAGGTGGCCGAGTGGTTTAAGGCAGCAGTCTTGAAAACTGCCGATGTGAAAGCATCCGTGGGTTCGAATCCGACCCTTTCCGCTTTTATTAAGTTATAATACGCAATCCTTAAGAAATAGTGTATCATCTATATACAAATATATGGAGACACTAAAATGACTCTCTATTATCTGCTAATGCTGACATTTGTTGCATTAGTAGCATATGCTGGGTATGATTCAACTATACGACTCATTCAGTATTTGGATTTACAAGTCCGTTATGCTGGTATAAAGATCCAAATGAAATGGATGGGTTGGCATCTTAAAAAACAACTGATTAAAGACACAACTGAATATAAAAAGTTCCTCAAGGAGTACACTGATGGACAATAAAGAGCTGTCTAACCTATCCATGGATAGGAAGGAATGCCCCAAGTGTGGTGCTACTTGGTTAAATGGAGAGCACTACTGGTCTGGTACTGGTAAGAAAGGAAACGAACTGGATCTTGCAGGACTGGTCTGCAATAATCTTGGTGATGAAACCTGCATAAACCCATGCATAGGTCAAGAAGGTGGAGTAACATGGGAAGTAAGACGAATTATGCTGGAAAGCGGTTCTCAAAATGAATGAACAAGTAAATTTTAAAAATTGGGGTGAGGGTATAGATCCCCCAGAAAGACTATCAAGAGAAGATGTTCAGGAGATGATTGATGCAGCAATACGACGCCACAACCGTAATGCTTCTATCATTAGTATGTGCGTCGGTTGGGTGGTTCTTGCTTTATTTGCTGAGGGACTTCTGAGACTTATAGGTGTAATTCCTCCTGTAATGCCATGGTTAAACATTACCCTGAATTAATTGGTATCGTTTTACTCTTGGTGTTTGCTGGCACCATGTTTTATCAAGGCACAATGATTATGAAAGGTCATCGTGGTTATAGACATTGTGAGAGAGAACAAAAAAAATCTGAAGATATTCGTAGAAGAATAGAAAATTTGCTTAAAGACAAATGAAATCTTTAATTTTAATTGCTTGTTTTTTGCCACTTGGTATCATCTACATAGTAATGAAATTATCAGTATGGATCGCGGCAGTAAATTCTGAACACGAATATGTCAGAGAAGATTCCAAACAACCCCACGGACCATATGTGGGAAACCCATATGCAGACGTTGATGAAGAGGAAGAGGAATATGGAAGTAAAACAGATTATCGATGAAGCTCTGGAAGAGTGGTATAGTGAAAGAGGATTGAAAGTCCCCAATTGGAGAATGAAAAAGAATCCTCAGTGGTGGGTAAATTATCTTAATGACTTGGGTATTGACCAACAAAACCCATAGTGGTATAATTATTAGGTAGACAACGGGGTGTAGCTCAGCTTGGTAGAGCGCTGCTTTTGGGAAGCAGAAGTCGTAGGTTCGAATCCTGTCACCCCGACTTATAAATATCACAACTATGGATTTTTATTCAGTGGAATACTGGCAAGAGAATTGGGACACTCTTCTGGACAGAGTAGAAAATGGTGAGACAATAGGAATAGAAAATATAACAACAGGCGAGAGAGCAGTAATGATACCAGCGGATGATGAACTCATACGCATATACACAGAACACAACGAAGCATCCTGAGGGAATGTCGCATATTGGTTAATGCGCTCTGCTTATAACGGAGTCAATCGGGTTCAATTCCCGACATTCCTACCAGGGGGATTAGCAATCTGGTGAATGCACCGAACTCATAATTCGGCTGAGGTGGGTTCGATCCCCACATCCCCCACTTGACACTTCGGTGTCAAACCCCTATAATAACTGGGTAATCAATCAAAACGATGGCACTCACAATCAAATTCAAGAAAGACATTCAAACCCTTCGTGGTGCAGCAAACGGTGAATTTTTCCTTGATGTAAAGAATCCGAAACTCTACAAAAAGGTTCGTCGGTACTATGAGGGAGAAGGAGTAGTTTTCTCTGGTGATCCTCTGGATGACTATGAAATTCTTATGGAATATGTTGCTTCTGATCT